TGCAGGAACAATTAATAAAGTAGACTTGTCAATAGACGGTATTAGTAACTCTTTAGACATTGACCAGATAGGAAGCAACAATGAAGTTTCCTGGGTTGACTACTGGGGTTCAGGATCAAGTTGGGGTGGAGATTTAGACGGTAATAATAACTCACTGCATTTTTATCAGTACTGTTCTCGAGGATCCAGCTGTGCAAAAAGTGATGTTGGATTTCATATTTTAGGAAATGATAATGAAGTTAGATGGGGTCAAGGTGGTACGCTCGACGATATAAATGATACTACTTTCGGAAACGATGGTGATGAAGGTGGTGGATCAAAACTCAATCTTGATATTCATGGAAACGACAACAAACTTGCAGGAGTTCAAAGAAACGGAAGTGCAAATGTGTGGAGCGCACATACAGCAACAATTTACTTATATTCAAATGATAACGAAGTATGGGTAAATCAAAATACAGATGGAGCAAAAACCTTTAGTCTCACAACAAACAATGATGAAAATAGTGTAAGTGTCGAACAAACAGGGTATGCAGCACATACAGGAACCATTACTCTAACAGGTAGTGCTCCAACAACATTAAGTTTATTACAACAAGGAACAACAGCACAATCTTATAGCTTATCACAAAACTGTATAACTATAGGAGGTTGCGGAGTATCAGTAACACAAGGACAATGAGAAAAGAATTAACAGACTTACAAATATTCGGACTAAGCTTAGTGGCTATAGGATGTATTGCGTTAAGTCACACAGTTCTCGCAGACGAAATGGTACACAAATTTAAAAGCCCTTCCTTTACTGGAGTGGGAGCATCGGCTCATTACTTGACTATTGAGAACCAAGAGACAAATAGGAAGAACGATGCAAAAGAAGCAGCTCAGGCAGCACTAGACGAATTAGAGCGAGATGCAGATAATACAACACTAGCTAGATTTATGAAGAATTTAGAAAGTAGAATATACAGTCAACTTAGTAGAGACTTGGTTGATAATTTATTTGCAGATGGGATAGGAACAGAGTCAAACGGAATTATAAACCTAGAAGGGAATATAATAGAGTATAGCAGTGATGGTATAACGGTCACACTCAAGGTTACAGATGAGGAAGGAAATGTTACAGAAATCACAATACCAATCGGTAGTTTCGGCGATTTTAGTCTGTCTCCTGACGGCTAGTTGTATGTTAACTCCTGGCAAAGATGTCAGAGAGTTTATAAATAATAATAGGCATACTACTTTAGAGAGTGCTGCAGAGATTAGAGAACTACATAACGAAGAACTAACAAACATTAGAAGAACTTCAAATCCAGCACCTGTAATTGCTATTTACAAGTTTCCAGACTTAACAGGGCAAAGAAAGAGTAATTCAACCTTTGCACTATTTAGTAGCGCAGTAACAATGGATCCTGCAAGTTTATTAATACGAGCAGTAAAACACGCAGGTGAAGGAAAGTTCTTTCGAATAGTAGAAAGATCAGGATTAGACCACTTAACAAAAGAAAGACAACTTATTAGGTCAACACGAAATAGTCTCGAAGACAAAACAGCAGTACTACCCTTGCTATTCGCAGGGTTATTACTAGAAGGTGGTGTTATAGGATATGACGCTAACTTAAGATCAGGCGGTATTGGGGCAAGGTATTTAGGTATCGGTGCTCAAAAACAATATCGTGAAGATACAGTAACAATTTCACTAAGAGCAGTCTCAGTATCATCTGGGGAAGTTCTAATAGAAATACTTGTGACCAAGACTATTCTCTCGGTAGGGGTATCACAAGATGTGTTCAGGTTCATAGAACTTGGCACCGAATTAGTAGAAGTAGAAAACGGAGTAACAAAGAATGAAAGTGTTACTATCGCTTTACAAAAGGCTTTAGAAGCAGGGGTACTAGAATTCATACATGAAGGAGAGAAAAAGGGATACTGGACAACAGAATCCAATGGGGAAATAGAAAATGATTAAGCACATACCATTATTGGTCCTATTAGGCTTAGTGCCTTTAGGCTTTGCTGACAACCAAGTGTTTATAACACAAAGTGGAACAAATGCTCAAATTGAAATAGACCAAGCTGGAGCAAACAACAGCGTAAAAGGTAATGAGACTCCAAGTGGCACACCTGTTAGTGACCTTAAACTAACTGGTAATAACCAAACTATTGATATTGATCAAGTAGGAGCTTCTAACAGTTTTGTAGGAGATATTGTATCAGATAGTTTTACTGGTAACTTTGACTTTGTTGGATCAACTAATGCATTTAACATTCAATTCGATCCAGCTGCATCTTATGACTCTGACAATATTACTATGGATGTAGATGTTGATGGAAGTAATAATACTTTTACAGTTAATGTTGCGAATAACGCTTCTGCAGCAGGTTTAGACTATGATGCAGTAATATCAGGAGATTATAACGTTTGGGTTACAGATTTAGATTCAGATAATATTACATTTAATGTAGATGTTAATGGTAGTAATACTACTTTAGACTATGATGCTTCTGGTTATGCCAGCGGTAGTACTGGGCATACATTTATATTAGATCAAGATGGTTCATATATAGATTACACAATCGATCAGCTTTCAACAAGTGCGGTTGATTACTTAAATCTTCAAATGACCACAGCAGGGACAAGTAGTTTAGATGCGAGAGTTTGTGTTTATCAGTCTGATAGCGCTTCCGCTACTAGCTGCTGATAATATAGGAAACATAACCGAATTAAAGGGGGATGCTCAAGTTATCAGAGATGATAGCTTGCCCGCAGAAATAGGGCTCGAGGTAGAATCATATGACGACGTTAGAACTAGCAATAGTAGGGTGGGCCTTACTTTCATTGATGACAGTGTTGTGCGTCTTACTGAGCATTCGAGGCTTATACTTGACGAAGTTATATTTGATCCTGATCCTTCTAAATCTAAAATCGGACTCACCTTCGCATCAGGCACTGCACGATTTATTACGGGGAAAATAGGTGCAATCAATAAAGAAAATATCAAGATCAGCACTCCGACTTCTCAAATTGGGATTCGAGGAACTGATTTTACTGTTACTGTTGACGAGTTGGGTCGCAGTCTGGTTATTCTTCTACCTGATATCAATGGTATATCTTCGGGCGAAATTACAGTGGAGACCGCAGCGGGACTTGTCATTCTTGACAAGCCGTATGAGAGTACCACTACCTCCGTCTGGGAAAGCTCCCCAACAAAACCAATAACTCTCGATATTACACTAGACCTAATTGACAATATGCTTATTGTTACTCCTCCTGAAGAAGAAGAAATAGTAGAGGACACTTCTAATATAAAAAGAGCTGACTTACTAGACTTTAATGACTTAGATTACGACGCGCTAGCAGAAGACACCCTAGCAGACGAAGACTTAGAATTTACAGAACTTGATATCAACTTCTTAGATGTAAACTTTTTCGAAGACTTACTCGAAGTACTAGAAGAAGTAGATGGCTTGAGACAAGGTAACGAAAAAGACAAGAAGAAACAAAAGTTCTCCAAAGTAGAAATTGAGGGAACAATTATAGGACAAGATCCTGCTACTCAAATTATTACTATTGTAGATGCACAAACCGTAAGTGTGCAGCGTCAAGTAAATGACTTTGTAAAAATAGTAGTAGATTCACAAGCAGGTACAAATATTATAATATCACAAGATGGAAAAGAGTATAATGTCATTATTAATAAAGGTGGTAATTCAAATATTATCATTAACCAATCCTCATGATTAGAGGACTAATAGCAACAGGAGTTATAGCACTCTTTATTTGGAATCCTTATCCATTACAATACTTAGAGTTAAAAGGATATGATACTCTTATCATGTCTACAGAACCAGTGCAAAATGAAAACATTCTTCTTGTAGAACTAGATGAAGAAATAGTAGAAGCCTACGAAGGTTACCCTCTACCAAGAGATCTATACGCACAACTAATAAACAAAACAGAAGGCATACCAGGAATTACTGTACTAATGCCAGACCCAGACATTCGAGGAAACGAGTACGATAATACTTTTGCATACGCAATGAGTACTAAACCTACTGTTCTTGCACAAGCAGCCTCAACACAATCAAATAAAATTAGCCTTCATGTAGGCACAGCACAATTAGGGGAGGATCCTTTACCATGGCTATACGAATACCCAGGAATTTTACGTACACTACCAATACTCCAGGCAACCGCAAAGGGGTTAGGGTTAGTAACCGCTACGCCGGAAATAGACGGGGTTACTCGTCGTATTCCCCTAGTCGTAAACGTCCAGTCAAAACCTTACCCAGCTTTCGCCTTGGAACTCTTAAGACTCGCAGTAAACGATCCTTCGTACCAGCTAAAAACAACACAAGAAGGTATTGATTGGATAAGGGTTCCTAGCTACCCTTTAATGAATACTGATGCAAGAGCTAGAATATTCCTTGACTGGAATACAACTTTCTACAAACAAACTGCAGCAGAGTACATGACTGATCCAATCGCAGCACCCTTTGTTATATTTGGAGTAACAGCAGAAGGTGTAGTTAACCCGACACCCACTCCCGCAGGACTAAAATACCCACATGAAATTCAAGCAAATATTTTACATAATCTTATTAATGGCAGTGCCCCTTCTACTCCTACTTGGGCTCCAGCAGGGGAACTATTTGCTTTTATACTCGGACTATTACTTATTGCCGTAACAGTTTCATCCATATACATTAGCGCCCCCGTAATATTTTTACTAATCGGTAGTTCTATCTTCGGCGCCTGGTCCTTGTTTCAATCTTCTTACTTGTTTGACGTCACAGGCCTTATTTTACTCTGGTTTTTATTCTGGAGCATTGAAAGTTTCCGTAATTTCATTACACAGTATTTGCTTCGATTACAAATTAAACAACAATTCGGAACGTATGTATCTCCCGACCTTGTAAAAAAATTACAGGACGACCCCACATTGCTGAGATTGGGTGGGGAGACAAAACGACTTACTTTTCTTTTTTCAGATATTCGAGGATTCACACCAATTTCTGAAAAATACCAAAAAGATCCGCAAGGTCTTACAAAATTGATCAACCGATTTTTGGATAATCAAACAGAAATTATACTTAAACATGGGGGAACCATAGATAAGTACATGGGAGACTGTATTATGGCTTTCTGGAACGCACCATTAGATATTGAGGACCAAGAAAGAAAAGCAACTGAATGTGTACTAGAAATGCGAGAAGGATTAGGAGAATTAAATGAAAGACTCAGAGAAGAAGGCTTGGATGAGATTAATACAGGAGCAGGAATCAACACAGGACTCTGTGTGGTTGGGAACTTTGGTTCTAGTTCTAGGTTCGATTATTCCGTTTTGGGGGATGCTGTCAATTTGGCTGCAAGACTAGAATCCTCGTGTAAGAATTACGATGTCGATCTTGTCATATCTGAACACAGTTTGGTTGACGGGTATGACTACGAGTTCCTAGACAATGTTACGGTAAAAGGCAAGTCGGAGCCAGTTAAAATATACACCATCAGAAAATAGTACTTGACACTTCTCCTCACTTTTGATATAATTACAAACATATGAAGAAAAATCTTCAAGATATTAGGGAATTCAATATGGAACTTAACGAAGTCGCTGCTGACTTAGCAAAACATGAAGCTGTGTGTGCAGAAAGATGGAAAACTGCGTTCAATAAATTTTCAGATATTGAACAACAAATAAATAGAATTGAGACAATTATGATTGGAGTAGCAGGCACACTAATAGTGGGCGGAATAACTACAATTGGAACAATATTGTCAATGCACCCCTAAAGGAGAAAGCATGATTAAAGGATACGAGACAAAAGACGTAAAAGCAACAAAAACCAAAGCAAAGCCTGAAGTAAAAGAACAAGGAGTCATTTTTAAAAATGGTGAACTCTGGTCTTTTGTCTGGGGAAACGGACAAGAGAACTTTACTACTAAAGAATTTGCAGAAACAGCATTAGCAAGATTATCAAATGAGTAATAGTATAGAAGAAGCTTTGAAAAAAGCAGTTGAGAAAACAGACTCAACAAAAGTCGTTGAAGGAGAGGGCGCAGAGCCTTCCCAAGAACTTTCTAAAAGAGTAAAAATGCTCATGGCTAGAAAGACAAACTTACAACGCGCACGCAGACAAAAATTACCTAGAAAACTAAGATGAAGAAAAAGCTTTCCCACGAGGAACGCTATAATATCTGTAAAGAATGTCCAAACCTAAACAAAAAATGGAAGGTTTGCAAAGTTTGTAACTGTTTTATGCCCCTCAAAACTAAACTTAGATGGGCGGAGTGTCCTGAGGAACCCCCTCGTTGGACATAGGGAGAGAATATGCCTTACGGTAAAGGAACTTACGGTTCAAAGGTTGGAAGACCTAAGAAGAAGAAAAAACGTGGCAAGAAGAAGAAAAAGTAGAAGTACTCGTAAAAAGAGAAATATACCTACCAACTCAAAACTTTATGCCAGAATGAAGGCTAAGACGAAACGCAAGTTCGCAGTCTATCCTAGTGCATACGCTAATGCATACCTAGTCAGAGAATATAAAAAAGCTGGCGGGAGGTATCGCCGTGGCTAGTACAGGTTTAAAGAAGTGGTTCAAAGAAAAGTGGGTAGACATCGGTAGACCTAAAAAGAAAGGCAAATATCAACCTTGTGGTAGAGGAAAAGCAAAAACTTCTAGAAAAGGGTACCCAAAATGCGTGCCTTTAGCTCGTGCTAGAACCATGAGTAAATCTCAAAAGAAATCAGCAGTTCGCAGAAAACGAGCTGTAAAGCAAGGAGTCGGAGGCAGACCAACAAATGTACGAACAGTTACCAGAAGAGGAAGAAAAGCAAAAAGAACAAAACGTTAAATTTGCAGATTGGGCATTGACCCAGGTACCTCAAGGTAAGTTCATGGAAAATTATTATAAATTATTAAAACAATTCGAGGAAGAATATGGTAGAGTGGATAAAAATTAAGTGGATACAATTTTGTGCCATCGTTTCAGGTGAAGATAAAAACTGGGACGGAAAAGTGGACATCACAGATAAAATGATGAAAGCCAAGGATAAAGCTAAAAGCTAAAATTCATTAGCTAAGTCACTAAAGGACTAGCATGAACAAAAAAGAAATTATAAACGAGATAATTGGAATAGTTAATCTATCTCATAAATTTCGTGTAGCTCTGGAAGATAAATTAAGGTGGGGACAAGAGCTTAGAGAATTATTACACTCACCTGATAATAATAAAGAATTATTAAATACTCATTTTAAGAATGGGACGGAACAGAGATAACTCTGTTTAGGAAAAGAAAATGGCAAGACAAGGTGGATTTCTTAGCGGACCAAGTGTACACGGTACATCAAAGTTAGCTAAACATAAACTAAAAAGAGGACTTACTAGAGACCTCAATGCAGCAGCAGGAAATTTTGTAAATACAAAAACTCCTATGTCCACTCCTGGTGGATTCTATGGCTCTGCACCGAAAGCAATCGGACCAAGATTCGGCAAAACTACTAGCCCTAAAAAAGCAAGGTTTAGTAAAAAGGGTGCAGGTCGAATATTACGTAGAAGATAAATATTATTCATAAAGACTTTCATGAATTTATGAAAGCAGGACGACTTAACAAAGTCGTGGACTTATTTCACAATGGCACTGACGACAAGCGAAAAAGGAAGATTAAAAAGGGCAGGACTAAGCGGACTAAATAAACCGAAAAGAACTCCCAAGCACCGAACCAAAAAAGCTGTAGTAGCTGTACGAGTTGGTGGCAAAGTGAAAATAATACGCTTTGGAGCGCAAGGCATGGGACATAATTATAGTCCTGAAGCACGACGCAGTTTCAAAGCACGACACGGAAGAAATATCAAAAAAGGTAAATCTTCCGCAGCCTATTGGGCAAACAAAGTATTTTGGGCAGGCAAAGGTGGCTCTAAGAAAAGACCACCTAGCTCTCAAAAAAGAAGATTTGGAAGTAAACGAAGGAAATAATGACAATACCAAAAGTAATTGACAAAAGAGAGATATGGCTTGACGGACTATCCTTGCAAGCAGCAGATGTATTAAAGAAGTTTCAGAAACGACAAGTTAATGGGATAACCCCCACTAATACTGAAACTAATATTATTGATTTATGCGGAGGCTATCTCTACCTTCTAGAACTTGCAAAAGAACATGGACTATTCGAGTCCGACGACCCCTTTAACCTATTTGAAAAAGAGACCTTACATTGATTGAAGTAAGCCGTTCCGACGTAGTGCAAGACTACTTAATGGACATGAATCCCGAAACTCGTTTTATTAAGCTACCTATTGAAGGGTATCTTGACTTATTAAACGTTATCCCTAATACATCTCAGACTGCAATTATCAATGCAATCAACAATCCTAAATATCGTTTTATAACTGCAGCAGTATCACGACGACAAGGCAAAACTTACATAAGTAATATTATAGGACAGCTAACTTGTTTAGTACCTGGAGCTCATGTACTACTTATGTCACCCAACTACGCATTATCCCAAATATCATTTGACTTACAGAGAAATCTCATCAAGCATTTTGATTTAGAGGTAACACGAGACAACGCAAAAGACAAAGTTATAGAACTATCAAACGGTTCTACTATACGAATGGGTTCTATCAATCAGGTAGACTCAGTAGTTGGTAGAAGTTATGATCTCATTATATTTGATGAAGCAGCCCTAACAGATGGACGAGATGCCTTCAATGTAGCACTGAGA